TAGCAAACTTTAAAGAAACACTTGGAACAAAAGTTTTGCCATTCTTGGAAAAAGGAATTGATGCACTAACTAGATTAATTGACATATTTGATGGTTTGCCAGGACCAGTACAAAACCTAACACTAGGTCTTCTTGCACTTGTTGCAGTTGGTGGCCCAATGCTTACATTCCTGGCATCAGCTAAAACATCACTAGCAACATTAGGAATAACAAGCAGCGCAACTGCTGGAAGTATTGGTCTTGCAACAATAGCAACTAACTTATTTAAGATTGCTTTAGCAGGACTTGGCATTGGATTAATTATTGCAGCAATTGTTCTTCTTGTTAAAAACTGGGACAGTATTACATCAGCAGTTGATAAAGCTTGGGAAGCAATTAAAAACTTTGGGGCAAAAGCCTGGAATACATTAAAAGAATTTGGTGCAAAAATACCAGGCTTTGTTCTTGATTTGCTTAATCCATTTAATTCATTGCCAGTTGAAATGTTAAAGATTGGCGTTAACATTGTCAAGGGACTTTGGAACGGTTTGACATCAATGTCATCTTGGCTTAAGAACAATGTAACAGGATTCTTTAAGAACCTAGTTCCTAGCTGGGCTGAAAAGGCTTTAGGAATATCTTCCCCATCAAAGGTGTTTGCAAGTATTGGTAAGAACATTATTGGTGGTTTGGAAAGCACATTTAATGCTCCAGCAGTTAGGGCAGTATCAAATGCTGCAAGAGCAGGAATATCTGTACCAACTGCATCACTTCCATCATTAATGTCAGGAAGATCTGCATCAGCAATAAATGTAACAATCAATGCTGGTCTTGGTACTGATCCATATGCTTTGGGTAGAGAAGTAAATACAGCATTAACTAAGTATGGAAGAGTAAGCAGCAAAGTTGTAAGGGGATAACAAATGAGGCCAGGTCAAGCTATTAAACTAGGCGTTTGGGATATTGCAAATTCAGAATTTGTTGATATTACAAATGGTGTTATATCTATTGATACTAAGACTGGTTCAGATTCATTTGAAGGCTTTTGGGATCAACCAGATACTGGTCAGTTTGCAATTACAACAAGAGGAGACACTGCAGATCCAAACCTAAACCCATTAATCACAGCAAACTCTTTATTAACAATAACAATTGGTGATGCAAATAGTGCAAGTTCAGAAAGAATCCTTTATGGTTTTATTACTGATGTAAATGTAAAATATAACAAAAATGAGAAACAAATTGTAACTATCAACGGTACAGATTTAATTGGATATTTAAATAGATTAATAATCACAGAAGATTTTATTGCTGATAACATAACTCCAACATATCCAACAGGATTAGTCCCAGTTGATTTCCTACTTCAATACTGTGTTTATCTTTTTGATCCAGTAATTGAAACCTTCTTTAATTTACAATATTTACGCAATGCAGATTTTGTAAACTTTGCAGGTATGAGTTCATATTTCTCAAGCCCTCCACCAACACCATTGGTTAAAGTTGAACCAGGTGTAACAATCTATGAATTAATATCATCAGGAATGTCAACTGGTCTTATTAGATCTGAATGCCAATTTGGTCGTGATTATTTCTTTATGCCTTACCATAAATATGATTCATCATTTTATGATGATTTTTGGGACACTCTTTATGCAATTGATACTATGCATTTTGTTAGAACAAACGAAACAGATCCTTGGCAGTCTGATTATGAACCATCATCAACTTCAATTGAATCAACATATAGAGCACTTAACTTAAGCAATGGTTTAGATAGAACTATTAATACAGTTATTGTTAATAATACTAATCCTGCAAATGGAGACATTTTTACTTCTGATCCAGTAACAGATGATCAAGCAATTATTGATTATGGCCCAGCAAAGCTTGATTCATCTACAGGGTTTACAACAACTACTAATCCATTCTGGCTATCTTCATCTACCGTTGCTGGACAGGCTCAAGAATATGCAGAAAATATTATTGATTGGCAATCACAGCCAGAAACAATTATTGATTCAGTAACAATTGACATGACAAAGTATTACATGTTCCCCTCTGAAGAAGAGTTTGTTGTTTCACCAGATAATGGATCAAGAATGTTTGTTCAGCACAAACTAACTGATGGAACATACATTAGTGGATATTATGTTGTTTGTGGAGTTAGACACAGAATAACAGAATCTGAATGGTTTGCTGACTTTATATTAAGAAAATCAGAATATGAATTTATTAAAGACAATAGACCAAAAAAGCCTGAAATATTATTAAACACAGATACTGGAACAACTGCAACAACATTTAATGCTTCAATAGATAATTACACATCAGAAGATTGGGATAATGTTGAAAGTATTGAATGGATGGTTAATTATCCAGCAACACTTCTAAATAACATACCAAGTAATCGTCCATCAGAAATATTTAATACTACCTTTGGACTAAGTGTTCCAATATTTACTGCAAATACTGTTTCATGGACCTATGATGATGGTGGTGTTTTAGAAGATTATTACATTCCAGTTGGTGATTTTTTGCTTAATGGTCCAGGAGAATATCTTGTTCTTGTATGGGTTAAATATAAAAATGGGTTAACTACAATTAGTGAAGGTGCCTATGTTGGTGTTACCAGTGCAGAAGCCTATGCAGATTTTGCTTTTATTAAAAATGCATCTGAAGAAGTTACATTTATTGATCAATCAGGTGCAGATACAAATACTTGGGATTGGGATTTTGGTGACGGTACTACTTATAGTGGACAAAACCCTCCAAAGAAGATATATGCAGCATCTGGAACCTACAATGTAAGCCTTACAGTTGATAATGGTTATGACACAGCTACAGTTACAAAACCAGTAACAATTAATATTTATCAAATACCAGTCCAGTATATTCGTTTAAGATATCAAGGTACTGTTACAAAAGCAGCAGGAGAAGCTGATTATCCAGTTGATCTTATTGACACAATTGGTTTGGTAGAAATTAAAAATACTCTTGGCCAACAAACTGGTGGTATTCAACCATTTTATCTTGGCAGAGTTGGTGCAATGGAAAAAGTACAAGATATTGGTAAGGGAAACAATCTTTCATCTTCTGCCCCATCTACTATTTTTGATAGCTATTCAAGTTATACTGATTATCCTTGCAGCACTGATCCTAGAATAGGATATACAAGACACGAAGTTTATGCTGTTTATGCATCTTTTGGTTCTGGTTATATCTACAATAATGGATCTTCTGGAGTTGGGGCAACCATTACATTTACTAACCCACTTACAAGTATTGACGGTGTAGCTGTTTCAAGCATTACTGGAACAGTTAAGATTTTATTTTTAGAATTTTTTACTACTCCAAATCCAGAATTCTGGTCTTCACCTAGAAACGGTGTTTATGATTTTAATGCATCAGCACCAACATTACTTACAAGATCAACAGATTTTGATGAACCATCTAATTTTAATGGAAACATGTACTTTGAACCACAAAATGGTGATTTTACTTGGAGACCTGCACAGACTGATCCACCAATAATTCCTCCTGCAATTTTTCGTATAAGTGGAGTTAATCCAATAACAAATCTTGGAATTAATGACTTAAATATGAGTTATATACCTTGGAATAGTCCATATTCAAATACTTTAAGATATTATTCAGATTTTGTTACTCATCCAGGGGTTGGTAATATTCAAATTGGAACATATTCACCCTTTTACACAACAAATTATTCATCTGGTGGTCCAGTAGATCCAATGTCACAAAGCATGAGAACTACTTGGAATGGAGCAATTGTTAGAGGTACAGTTGGTGCACAATATCCAAAGTATAAGTTCCATCCAGTAATTACAAACAACCTTGATGGATCACAAACTAAATCAATTGATGTTGATATAAATGTTTGGTATTCACAAACATATATTAATGGAACAAGCTCATCATCAAGTACTTCTGCATGGAGAAGATGGCTAAACAATCAACCAGCAGGTAGAAATGCAACTGGTGGTGGAAGTCCACCACCTGGTATTTCTTATCTTCCTGCAGGAAATACTTCTCGTTTAGCCTATTGGCCAAATTGGGGAACAGGTGGAAGTGCTTATAATGAAAACTTAAAGGTAAAAGAAATTAAAATTTGGCCAGGAGTAGAGGGAACTGTTGCTAACTCTTCTATAGTTAATACAGCTGGTGTTGATAATTGTTCAGGTGAAGTTGAAACTGCACTAATTCCAATAGATCAATATGGAGTTAGATCAGGAAAAACATATCTTCCAATATCAATTGCTGTAAGTGATGATGGTGTTACATTTAGAAAAATTGGAGAAGCAGAATATGTTTCAGGTTCTGTAATGGAAACAACATATACTGTTTCAATGCCTCCATATAGCAGTGCACCAGTAGAACCATAAAGTTTCTGGGCTGCCTCCAGAAAAAGCAAGTCCCCTAGGTTAAACCCCACAAGCCTAGGGGATTTTGCTTAATACCAATTCTTTATTTTATGATGATCTAAAGCTTTACAGGCACTTCCTGAGTACCTTGATTTCAGATATCTATCAAACCTTGATACCTGATCTTTCATTGATAGCTTGGTCTTAATATTCATAATTTGAAAAAGACCATATGCACCAGAAGTAGAGTTTCTGGAATGTAGGTTGAAGTTTGATTCTGCCTTAACCAAATTCATAGCGCATTTAATTTCTGTTTCTGAATAACCATGGTTTGATAATAAAATGGTTAGCGAAACAATTACGCTAATCATTCTTCTACAGGGGTTGGCTCCTCAGTTGGGATTTCTGCAACCTTCTTAGGTGCTTTAGCCTTTGGACGCTTTAATTCATAATCCCAATCTTTTGCTGGGATAAGTTTTCCATCATAATATACATTTTTAGCCATTGTTACTCCTTTTCTGCGAGGATGTAGTAAATATCATCCACACGAGCTTCTAGTCTGTTAACTTGGTCTTTTATGCTACTACCACCATTAGGCTTTAGTTCTTTAAGAAACTTGCCAATAATCCATTTAGAAAAGCCAATAAAGCCTGTCATGATAGATACTACGCCTACAAAAAAGGCAGTCAAAAGTTCAGGGGTAATAGTCATAATACATATATTCTATACTAGTAGTAGTTTAACTTCCTGGAGGAATCAATGCAAACTTTAAATCTTCAACCACCAACTATGGAGTGGCGTTTATATAGATATGATACTAGCAATATGACTCTTTTGTTAGTAGATGAAAATGATGCTCCCCTTGACCTATCTGCTTGGGAATTTACTGGATTTGTTAAAGAATTTCCAGGAGTTGAAGAAGCTATTGCAGAACTTCAAATTGAAAAAAATGAAAATGCACTTCTGATTAATCTTACAAATGATAATTTGGTAGCAATGTCATATTTTGATATTCAAGGAACAAACACAATAACTGGACAAGTATCCACAATTGTAAGAGGGCAAATCTTTATTGAAGAGGATGTAACAGGATGAGTATTGGAAAAATATATATATCTAATGATGATTCTCTTGCTAAAGGAAAAATAGAAGTTATTTCTGATTCAGAAGCTAAGATTTTTGCTTCTGGATTAAACATTGGTGCTGGACCACAAGGACCTGCTGGAACTATATCAGTAGCAGATACATTTACTATTGCTTCAGGAAATCCTGCAAATGTTGAAAACATTGGTACTGAAAGTGCAGCAATTCTTAATTTTTATATTCCAATTGGTCCAATAGGACCACAAGGAGTACAAGGCGAACAAGGAATTCAGGGAATCCAAGGCATCCAAGGAATTCAGGGTGAACAAGGAATTGAAGGTGAAAAGGGCGATAAAGGCGATACAGGAAACAATGGTGCTGATGGAGATCATTACCATACAACATCTACAACATCACTAACAATTGGCAATGGAACACGGACATTAACTCTTGTTGATGTAAATGTTGATTACACATTTGCACAAGATGTAGTTATTGCTTACAATGCAACTAATTTTATGAATGGTCCAGTTACAAGCTACAATCCAACAACAGGAGTTTTGGTTGTTGATGTTAAGCATCACACAGGCTCAGGAACATACACATCATGGACAGTAAACCTTAATGGTGCTGTTGGTATCCAAGGTCCTCAAGGAATCCAAGGTGAGCCTGGGCCTCAAGGTGAACAAGGTTTGCAAGGAATTCAAGGTATTCAAGGAGAGCAAGGAATTCAAGGCATACAAGGCGAAACTGGTGCTCAAGGCATTCAAGGTATTCAGGGTGCAACTGGTGCAACTGGTGCAACTGGTGCAACAGGAGCAGCTGGTCCATCATTTTATGCACAATCAACAGCTCCATCCAGTCCATCAGTTGGCACTGTATGGATTCAAACACCATAAGGGGAATTAAATGGGTGCTTATCAATCTGGATTTGTAGCAGCATGGGGTTCAACTCCTGGACTTTGGTTTAAATTAGACACAACTACACCATTTGCTAACAGTGGTACTTTGGGAAGTACTCAAGTTTTCAATGGTACTTATGTAACAGATCCTTATTCAATTGATACAAACTGTGTTAAACCAACAACAATTGGAGCATTTGCTAGAAAAGATCAATTAGGTTTTAAAGGACCTAACTTCACATTTAATTTCTGGTTTAGAACAGATTCTAAGCCAACAGCAAACATTCCTTATGTTCGTCAAGTTGACGGTACTTATTCAATTTCTACATCACAATCATACATAGGAACAGATGGAAAGGTTAGATTTGCTGGTACTTATAATAGTGTTAATTCACCTACTTTAACATCTACAACAGATGTCTGTGATGGCTATTGGCACATGATTACCATTAGAAGAACTACATCAACTACCTGTGCAATGTTTATTGATGGTGTTTTAGAAGCATCAAGCACATCTTGGCCATCTGCTAATACATTTACTGCTTCAGGACAGTTCTTCTTTTGTGAAAAAACAGCAGGTTCTGGTGATATTTATTTTGATGAATTGGCTGTTCAGTCTGTTTCTATAGGTAACACTAACATTACTAATATATTTAATCTTTATGTCCAGGTAAATAAACTTAAATATTGGAACGGTACTGCTTGGACAAAGCCATTATCAGTAACTCAATGGGATGGATCATCCTGGGCAACATTTAATGGCAAAATATGGAATGGATCTGTCTGGCAGGACATACTCTAATAAGCCTTCTAAGGCCTATTTGACGGACTTTTAGCCTTCTGCTATACTTAGATAGTAGGTTCACCTCTACAAGGCCCTCAGAGCTTCGCCACTCTGGGGGTCTAACCCTTTCTTGACAAGTTTCATAAAAGGTGCTAAACTAATATTCTTGGACAGTTTCGGAGATAATATCAAGGGTTAAACTCCAAGATGTGACGGAAATTATATTTCTAGAACATATTCCTTACTTCTTATAAAATTTATAAGGGTAAGGGTTCTTATGTTCTGGAAATGGTTCTTATAAACAAACTACAAGAGGTGAATAGATGTCTGTTATAAAGGTAAGTACAAAAGGTAATAAATATTCTGGTATTGAATCAGAAGAACAACAAATTATTAATCCAGTAGAAATTAGATTTACTGAGCCAAAAGCTATTATAAAGAAACCTAGAAAAGCAAGGGTTTCAACAAGAGCACTAGGAACTAATCCTAGAGCCAAGGGAACAAATCCTAGATCTAAATAGTTTGACAAACCTATGTTAATGATGTTATAATAGATATATGCAAACAAAAACATGTGGGAAATGTCAAGAAACCAAGACACTTGATAACTTTTATAAATCAAAACCAGAACAAAAACTATCTCATGGTGTTGATTATTATTGTAAATACTGTAGATCTGGTGCTCATTTAAAGAGCATCCGTACCCAAGACAAGAAATGTTCTATTGAAGATTGCAATAAATCTCATTATGCAAGAACATGGTGTCGTATGCATTATGCACGATGGGAGCGTAATGGTCATACTGATAGATTAATGGGCGATGGTGATAAAAAGGTTAGAGACAAGCATTTAAGACTTAAATATCTCATTACCTTGAAAGAATACGAAGAACGCACTGCTGATGGCTGTGAATTATGCGGGGAAAAGTCAGAACGCTCATACCATGTAGACCATGACCATAATTGCTGTAAAGATCAAAAGACTTGCGGTAAATGTATAAGAGGCATTATTTGTCATAAGTGCAATATAGCTGTAGACAAGATGGAGCAAGGCTTAATGAGAGAAGATTATCCTAATTACTGGCTAATCACTAAATATTTGGAGACATACAATGCCTAGAATTGGTGGAAGACAAAAAGACCCATTTAATGAGATTTCCTGGGCACCTCCAAAGAAATATACTAAGACTAAAGAATCTGTACTAATAGCTTCAGCAGAAAGGCTTAAAAGAGACCGTATTCTGCAAGGGTATAAAGATCTATTCCAAGTAGTACATAATAGAAAACCTGATGCCCATGAAATGAATACAATCAATAAAACAATCAAAAAACTCAATCTGTGATAAACTTAGTTTATGGGCAAATATGGGGTTCCTAATACACCTTTCTACTACTTGGGTAAGTATAGAACTAGCCAAAGACCCAGGGTATGTGTAAGATGCCTACAAAATGCCTATTACTACCATCCAGACTTTGATTGGTTATGTGCTCCACATCTATTAGATTTAGTAAACATAGGGGAACTAGAGTTCTCATGGAAGGATTATCCAGAGGTATGGGCAAGAACAGAGAGATTACTCCAGAGGAAAGCACCATTATCTACTGGTGTCAACAACATGGATGCACTATATGGCAGCAATGCTGTGAATCTAGAGAGCCAATGGGATGGTTTAAATGAGTAAAGCTAACCCCTATTCCTCAGCGGAATACAAGAGAAACCGTAAGATTACCCTAGAGAATAACAACTACACATGCCACTATTGTCATAATCCAGCTACTACAGCAGATCACATAGTGCCTATTAGCTCTGGGAGGATAGACCATAGCCTAGACAACCTATTACCATGCTGTATCAAATGTAATAGCTCAAGAGGCAATAAAACCAGGGTACGAATAAGTTACTGGAATAAACGCTATGGGTAATACATATAAAGAAGGTTTGATAAAGCCTAGAAGACAAGGTTTGAAGGCTATCATAAGACAAGGTTTGAATGGTTTGAATAAGCTTAGCTATGATGGTTTGAGCATAATATATATTACGCCCTTTCAAACAGGGCGACAAATAGATAAAGCGATTTGTAGACAAATTGACAAACCTTCCCAAACCTTAAAATGGGGATATCCCCAATATCATCAAAGTAATGGTTTGTCAAACCCCCAATCCAAAACGGTATATAAAAGACATACCAATATCCCCATAGATATACAAACCATATCTTCTGGATATAAAGGTTTGGATATATGCCCAAATATAAGGTTTGGATAATATATGGTTTGTATGGTTTTTTTATTTTAGACAGGCTAACCCTGTAAGACTATCAACAAAACCTAGAAATATAAAATAGTAAAAGGAGAAATATATGAAAACAGGAATACATCAAGGCCCAAGAGGATTAAGGGATGTCTCAGCAATCAATGAACCCTTAAACCTTGACTTCTCACTTGCAGAATCAGTCAGAATCTCTATATCTAAGGGAACCTGGCTATCTGAAGCAGACTTAGGAGCAGCTAAACAAGCAGTCCTTCTAGCAGAAACCATGGATCAATTCCCAGATCGTCGTCATCAAATAGCACCTATCCTCATAGCCTTGCTAGCAAACCTTGGCTTGCTCAATAATAGAAAGACCACTGAGATGTCTCCAGCAGACATGCTTGCTGCTATTGCTAATGGCTGATTCATCACTTGATAAATGGCTTCCAACCTACTGGACTGAGCCTTTGTCTGAGGACTTCATTACTGATGGGGATAAGATTATTAATATTGCACATGCTTTATGGCGTTTGCCAGAAAAACATGATGAACTATTAGTATTAACTGACTGGCAACAATGGTTAATTCGCCATGTCTTAGAACGATTCCCTGATGACTACTATGACCCTTCTAAGGCTGGTAGGCTGCGTTATAAGCAGGTAGTGATATCAATGCCTAGAAAGAACGGTAAGAGCCTCCTAGGGGCTGTATTTGCCCTATATGGGATGCTTCTGCATGAAGGTGCACCTGAAGTAATATCAGTAGCAGCCAGTGCAGACCAGGCTAAAATTGTTTACCGTCGCCTAAAACACCAGGTAGATTCATCTGATTTACTAGGACATTTCTTTAGTAAATCCACGGAACATAGAGGACTATTTACTAAAGATGGTACTGGTATGTATAAGGTTATTGGTAGTAATGTTGCAACTGCACAAGGCTTGCATCCATCTATGGTTATCTTTGATGAGCTCCATGTGGCTAAAGAAGATGTGTGGACAGCTATGGCTCTTGGTTCTGCTACTCGTGATGATGGCATAACCATTGGTATTACAACTGCAGGTGATGACACTTCAGAATTGTTAAAGCACCTCTATGAAAGAGGCATGAATGCTATTAATGGACAGGAAGACTTGGAAAGGTTTGGCTTCTTCTGTTGGGAAGCTCCAAAGGGCTGTGCATTAGATGATGAGGAATCCGTCAGGATGGCAAACCCTCAACTTGCATCTGGCATCCTAAACTGGGAATCAGTTAAGAATGAATTAGCTACAATGCCTGAGCCTGATGCCAGACGGTACAGACTTAATCAATTTGTAAGCTCTATGAATGCCTGGATACCAGTAGGAGCATGGAGTTCTCTACCTGATGGTAGACCTACAAACCCTGAAGTCTTTGCTATTGAGCGTACTTCTGGATGGGAATACGTAAGTATTGTCACTGCTCAAATGCAAGAAGATGGAAAGATAGCTACTGAATTAGTTGCATCATTTACCAATACAAACATTGATGAGATTATTAAGGCTTGTATGGAACTAGGTAAATATGGCAAACCTTTCATTATGGATTCAAATGTATTAGATGATCTGGGTGCTGCACTAAAACAAAAGGGACTTAGAGTTCAATTCACATCTAATAAAGATTTAATCTCAGCGTCAAACAACGCATATAGTAGAATTATGAAAAAGGAGCTAATTCATCCAAGAGATGAGATAGTTTCATTACAAATGCAACGAGCAGTACGTAAAAATAGCGGAGAATCCTGGAGAATCGCCCGTAAAGATAGCGGAACTGATATTGATGCAGCAGTAGGAACAGTATTAGCTGTCTGGTTTGTGGAGACACAAGTCAAACCACAACAGATGGTTTATTAAGGAGAAGCAAATGGGATTTAAAGAAAGAGTTATAGAAAGACTTGGGTATGAAGTTGACCAAGCAGCATTTGTTCCTGATACTGAAAAGCGTGGAGTAGCAAACACTGCACCATCAAGAGAAGCAGTTGGAGTAACACCAACTACTGCACTTAGTCTTGTTGCTGTATCAAGAGCAACATCAGTATTAGAAACTGCAATTATGCAAATCCCTGTAAATGTTTACAGAGGAAATACAGTATTAACAACACCTCTTTGGTTAGAAACACCAGATATTGAAAATCAAATATCTCAATCAGAGTGGCTTGGCACAACATTAATTCATATGGCAGTTTATGGAAATGCTTACTGGCATATTCAGCGTGGACAAAGAGGAATTGTAAATGTTACAAACCTTCATCCAGCAGATGTAAGCGTCTCAGTAGATGAGACAGGAAAGATTTATTATCTTTACAAGTCAAAGACTTATACATCAGCAAATATTAAGCACATTAAGCTTTGGCACAACCCAAGTTCAACTTCCCTTCTTGGCGAGGGACCATTGCAGCGTCATAAATCAGTATTGCGTTCAGCATTAGATCTACATAATTATGCAGACAACTGGTTTAAGATAGCTGCAGTACCAACAGGTACATTAACAACATCAGAGTTTCTTTCTGCAGATGTAGCAAAACAAAATAAAGAAGCTTTTATTGCATCTCAGCAAGAAAGAAGCGTAGCTGTTCTTTCATCTGGACTTAAGTATGATTCAGTTGCACTTAATCCTGAAGAAGCACAATTCCTAGAAAACCAGAAGTACATTACACGCCAAATTGCTATGATGTTTGGTGTTCCAACAATGTATCTTGGTATGGGCATTGAAGGACAGGGCATGACTTATGTCAACGGTAACGAAGACAGAGCAAAGTTGTTTGAAGATGGATTACAGCAATACATTGTTCGTATCCAGCAAGCAATTACTGATCTATTACCAAGAGGACAATATGCTGAGTTTAATCTAACTGAGTTCTTGCGTCCAAATGTAAAGACAAGATATGAGTCCTATGCTATTGGATTGAGCAACAACTTCTTGACAGTTCCTGAAGTCCGTGAGATGGAAGGTATGTCTGAGATGATGGAAACTCAACCAGATGCACCACAAGACCAAGCCACAGTTGATGTTGAGGATACCAATCCTGATGACAATCAACCTGTAGCATAAAATGGAGTAATGACTATGACAGATATGATTACCCGTTCATTTGAGATAAGAGCAACAGATGCAGAGAAGCGTGAAGTTTCTGGCATCGCTGTTCCTTACAATGACACAATAGACATTGGTGGAGGTTGGTCTGAGCGTTTTGAAAAAGGCGCAGTAGATTTAACTGCTGATGTTAAGCTATTCCGTGACCACACAGACATTATTGGTGTAGTTACAGAAATGGAAGAATCTGATGAAGGCCTAATTATTAGAGCAAAGATTTCAGAAACAGTTTTGGGAAATGAAACATTGAACCTTGTTAAAGATGGTGCAATTCGTTCATTCTCAGTAGGTTTTATTCCAGTAACGGATGAAACAAAAGGCAAGACAATAGTTCGTAAAAAGGTAAAGCTAAAGGAAGTATCCTTAGTAGCATTTCCAGCATACGAGAAGGCTGAAGTACTTTCAGTCAGAGAAGAAACCAATCAGGAGGAAATATCCATGGAAAACACAACACCTGATTACACTTCAGCAATTGAGGAAGTTCGTAATCACGCAGAAGAGTTGGAGCGTCGTCTAGATGTTATGGCATCAAACACAGCATCAACAATCATCGTTCCACAGTACCGTTCATTCGGTGAGTTCGTAAAGTCTGTAGCAAAGGGAGACGAAGCAGCACTTAACTTGCATCGTGATTTCACTGGCGCAGATTCAGGCGATTCAATCATGAAGAATGCTTGGGTTTCAGATACAGTTCGTATCCTAAACGCAGGCCGTCCAACATTTAATGTTCTTTCATCTGCAGCACTACCTGCTGACGGAATGAATGTTGAGTACCCACTTGTTAACACCAACACACTAGCTGTTGGAGTACAGGATGCAGAAGGAGATGCACTTGACTACGGTAAGCTAACACTTACTTCAGCAACTGCACCAATCAAGACATACGGTGGATACACAGATATGTCACGCCAGGTTGTAGAGCGTTCATCTATTGCATATGTTGATACAGCATTCCGTGCAATGGTTGCTAAGTACGCAGCAGCAACAAACGCTGCAGCTCGTGCAGCAATCGTAACAGCATCAGCTAACTTCAACACTGCAACAGTTGCAGCATGGGAAGCAGACGATGTTATTGGAGCACTTGCTAAGGCAGCTGCAGATGTTAACAACAACGCTGGTCGTGCATTAGAAGTAATCCTTGTTTCAAGCGATGTATTCCAGGCACTTGCAAAGGTTGTAGATGGCGCAGGTCGTCCAATCCTTTCAAACGCAGGACTAACACAGAACACATTCGGTTCAATCAACCCAGTTGGTTTGACAGGAGTTATTCTTGGTCTTCCAATCGTAATGGACCCATCACTAGCTAACGGTTCATTCTATGTTGGTAACTCAGCAGCACTAACAACATACGAGTCTGCAGGTGCACCTTTCCGTCTAAACGACGAAGAGATCACAACACTTACAAACTCATTCTCTGTTTATGGATACCTAGGTATTGCAGCACCAGAGCCAAAGGCAATGACAATCGTTGCTAACCCACTAGACTAATTAATTAATAGGAGAAGATTATGGACTGGACAGACTTAAAAGCATATGTAGGTGCGTCAAGCACTGATGATGCTTATGTAGAAGAATGCTGGAACACATCAAAAGACTTAGTTGCAAGTTATATTGCATCTACCAAAGTTCCTGTTGGTGTACTAAAGCGTTGCTACCTTGAAGTAGGTTCAGAACTATTCCATCGTCGTAATGCACCAATGGGTGTGTCTCAATATGCAACATATGATGGTGCGCCATTAAATACTGCTAGAGACCCACTCGTTGGTGTATATCCTTTGCTTAATCGTTATATGGTGAGGTTTGCATGAACCTAGCAGCAGTAAGAGAAGAACTTGAAAGTGCCATCATTCTTGGTGGCATATCAAAAGTCTATAAGTATATGCCAGAAAGACCAAATCCACTTTGTGCGATGATGGAACCTGATTCTGAGTTTATTACTGTATATGAAAATCAATATGGTGCAGATTATGCATCTAATTGGAAAATATTAATACTTGTTCCATATGCAACTAATGAAACAGAAACAGAAAACCTTGATGACACGCTTGACACTCTTATTCCTGCTATCTGGGAATACACCTCAGCAAATAAATTAACAGTAGACAAGCCATTTATTCAAGAAGTAAATGGTGCAAGATTTTTAGCAACAAACATCAATATTTCAATAGACATTGAAGGAGGAAATTAAGATGGCAAGAATTAAAGGCAAATCAATCGTCTTTGAAGTTGACGGAACAGAGTATTCAGGTTCAGTGAGCAATGTAACATTCTCATCTGCAGTTGGAACACTAGGTTTTGGAAATTACGAAGATTCACTTGATTTCACATGTGCAGTTACTGGTTTCCAGGATGTACAAGCAGTATCACTGTGGTCTGAGTTGTTTGACAACCCAGGACAGACAGTAACAATTACATACGCACCACACGGAAATGCAACAGCAACTTCTACACAGCCACACTTCACAGCTACTGGCTATGCAGAGACTTTGCCTGATCTAGGTGGAGCAGCAGGCGAATTCTTCGTCTACGATATCAACTTTATTCTTACTGGTAAGCCAACAAGAGTAACAGCGTAATTAGTTAGTGTTGCTATGCTAGAAGTAAAAATAGAAGGAACACAAGAACTACAAACCCTTCTAACAAGATTAGCGAATGATTTAGAATCAAACTCAGAACTTAACAAAGAGTTAAGTACAAATCTTGCACAGAAAGCATCTAGCATAGCACCACGACTAACAGGTTCACTTGCATCATCTATAGTGGGAAATCCTTCTCCACAGAAGGCTCAAATAGTTGCTGGAAGTGGTGCAGTACCTTATGCAGGAGTTATTGAGTATGGCTGGCCAGATAGAAATATTGAGGCACAACCATATTTAAATAAAACGGTAAACAGCAATATGGATTATATTGTTGAACGATATAAGCAAAACATTGATGACAACATCAAGAAGTACAACTTAAACTAACAGGAGGCAGTAAAATGGAAGACTTTGATTTAATGAATAGCCTTAAGTGGAAAGAACTAACTGAGGTTGAAGAATATTTAAACCTACCTATGGATGAATGGACTGATAGCAAGTCCAAATCCAAATTAGCTTTCGCAATGCAATACATGATGGCAAAGCGGAATAACCCATCCCTTACAATAGGACAAGCAGAAGAAATGTCAATTAAAGAGTTGACAGATCTAGCAGGAGTTGAATTCACTGTCCCAAAAGAAGTGAATCCAGCCTAAGAACAATGGCTGATTTCTGTGTAGCAACAGGATTCACGCCAGAGATGTTTTGGGAACTAACGCTGGATGAGTATTCTGCGATTGTGATGGCACTAAACAGGAGGAATAAGTAAATGGCACAACAGATTACCGTTGATATTGTTGCGGAGACCAAAAAGCTTACTTCTGGTATTAATGATGCCAATAACCAAATTGATGGCATGTCAAAAAATCTTAAAGGTGTGGTTGCTGCAGCAGGTGCTGCGGCTTCTGCATTTGTTTTAAAACAAGGTGTTACATTTCTTAAGCAAGGCATTGATGAGGCTAAAGAAGCCCAGGAAACAATGCAAAAGGCTACAACAACATTTGGTGAAGGCTCTGTAGCACTACAAAAGATTACAGAAGATGCTGATAAGTTTGGTAAAGCAATTGCAGTTGATAACGATGTAATTATCCAGTTAGCAACACAACTTGGTTCTCGTTTGCCTGCAGATGTAAAGTCTTTGTCTGCTGAGTTAGTTAATCTTGCATTTGATGTTGAAGCATACACAGCAGGAGCAATTAGTGCAGATGCAGTAAGCGGAAAGCTTGCAAAAGCATTTGCTGATGGTAAATTAAAGGCTGGAGAGCTACAAAAGATATTTCCAGACCTTTCTGCAAAGGTATATGAGCAAGCAGAAGCTTTATCTGCTGCTGGTAAAAATCAGCAAGCACTTACACTTATTTATGATGCTGCACAAAAGAAATATGGCGATGCAGCAGAAAAGAATGTAACTGCAACACAGAAGTTTGAAGTTGCACTAGCAAACTTTAAAGAAACACTTGGAACAAAAGTTTTGCCATTCTTGGAAAAAGGAATTGATGCACTAACTAGATTAATTGACATATTTGATGGTTTGCCAGGACCAGTACAAAACCTAAC